TTAACATGGGACGTCCAAGACTTTCTAAATTTGTTGGAATGAAACGTGGAGTAGATGCGGGTGATTGGAACGCTGCAGCTAATGAAATGGTAGACTCTCGTTGGTATAGACAGGTTACCAATAGAGCTGATCGCTTAGTAGAAAGAATGAGAAAGATCGTATAAAGTAGTGTACATTTGCTTCAAAGTTTGATATAATATACTATGTTTTGGAGGTTATATGTCTTTTTACACTAATTACGATCGTTACGGTAACTCAGTATTATATCGCGGTTATAACCATAACGGCGTACCAGTCATGACAAAGTATAAGCTTACTCCTACTTTGTACATGCCAACAGATAAAAAAACAAATTGGACAGCGCTTGACGGTACTCCTGTTGCACCTGTCCAATTTACTTCTGCACGCGAAATGCGAGACTTCGTTGATAGATACGAAGGTGTAAGTAATTTTAAATACTATGGCCAAGACCGTGTTCTTTGGCAATTTATTCAGAGTAAGTTTCCAAAAGATATTGAATTTAATTCCGGATTAATTAATGTACTTAATCTAGATATTGAGGTTCACTCAGAAGAAGGATTTCCTGAGCCTGATCAAGCGGCTCATCCTATTACAGCTATTACCGTAAAATCCACAAAGTCATCATTTTATGAAGTATGGGGATGTGGTGAATACGATGTAAGTAAATCTCCTCATACACATTTACATATTAGATATCATCGATGTGAAGATGAATATGAACTTTTAGAAAAATTTATGAAATACTGGATGAGTAGTTATCCAGAAGTTTTAACTGGTTGGAATATCCGTATGTTTGATATTCCATACATTGTTAATCGTATTACTAAATTATTTGGTGTATCAGTTGTAAGTAAAATGTCACCATGGGGTATCTTACGACCTAAGACAGTTGCATTTAAAAATAAAACAATGACAACTCAACAAATTGCTGGCATTTCTCAATTAGATTACTTTGATTTATTCCAAAAGTTTGGATATTCATATGGTCCTCAAGAATCATATGCACTTAATCATATCTCGCATGTAGTACTCGGCGAAAAGAAACTTTCATATGCTGAGTATGGTTCCCTTAAAAATCTTTACAAAGAAAACCATCAGCTTTATATTGACTACAATATTAAAGACGTTGAACTAATTGACCGTATGGATGAAAAACTAGATCTTATTGGTCTAGGCTTTACTCTAGCATACAAAGCTGGAGTTAATTTTACAGACATTTTTGGTACTACTGCTATATGGGATTCAATTATTTATCGTGAACTGGCTAAACGTAATATTGTTATTCCAGGTCCTCCACCAAGAAGAGAGCGTGAAGCAATCAATGTTAAATTTGCTGGAGGTTACGTTAAAGAGCCACAAGTCGGTGCTCATGATTGGGTAGTTTCATTCGATTTGAATTCACTGTATCCTAATATTATTGCTCAGTGGAATATGTCACCCGAGACTTTAACTATGAATGGTACTAATATGTCAAAGGCTGCTAATGGTGTAGGTTTTGATAATAGTCGTGAAGGTGTATTTCCTACACTAGTTAAGCAATATTATGCTGAACGTAAAGAAGTCAAAAAGGAAATGATCGAATGGCAAAAGCAGCAGCAAAAGGGTAGTACTAAAGAAATAGAAAAACAAATCGCGTCACTGAATAACAAGCAAATGGCCGTTAAGATTCTGATGAATTCTTTGTTTGGTGCCATTGGTAATAAATGGTATCGATATTTTGATCTTCGCGTTGCTGAAGGTATTACTCTTACAGGTCAATATGTAATTAAAACATGTGAAGCTGCTATTAACAGAGAACTAAATAAACTTCTAGAAACTGACAATGAAGATTATGTAATCGCAATTGATACAGATTCAATCTACGTTAACTTCAAAGCATTCGTAGAAAAATTTAATCCTAAAGACCCTATTAAGTTTCTCGATGATGCGTGCAATAATCATTTCAATAAGGTCTTAGCTTCTGATCTAGAAAAAATATTTAAGGAAATGAATTGTTTCGAGAATCGCATGGTAATGGAACGAGAGGTGATTGCTGATAGAGGTATTTGGACAGCAAAGAAAAGATATATTCTTAATGTACATAATAGTGAAGGCGTGCAATACGAAGAGCCTAAGCTTAAGATCATGGGTATTGAAGCAATTAAGTCTTCTACGCCAGAAATATGTCGTAGTAAATTCAAAGAAATATTTAAGATTATTATTTCAGGCACAGAGTCTGATACACAAGATTTTATTCAAAAATTTAAAAATGAATTTAAGTCTTTACCTCCAGAAGAAGTAGCGTTTCCTCGAGGCGTGTCTAACATTACTGACTGGAGTGATAGAAAACTTATCTATAAAAAGGGTACTCCTATTCACGTGCGCGGATCACTTCTATACAACAAAGAAGCAAAGTCTAGAAAACTAACTGATCGCTATGAACTAATTAGTAATGGTGATAAGATTAAATTTGCGTATCTAAAACTTCCTAATCATATAAAAGAAAATGTTATCTCGTTTCCCATGCATCTTCCTAGTGAAATGCAACTTCACAAATATATCGATTATGATAAACAGTTTGAAAAAACTTTCTTAGAGCCTCTTAATTTTATTCTTAATTCTGTTGGCTGGTCAGCTGAAGAGCAGGCAACCTTAGAAGATTTCTTTTCGTAATAAACTGTGTACAAATCAATAAAAATAGTGTATAATATATTAAATGATGGAGAAAAATATGAGTAAAGATTGGGTAAAAGACATGCATGATATGCACAATAAATACGGTGTGCATGATTGGATGAAGGCCAACAAAGATAATAAAGAACTTATGCGAAAATTTTTAGAGTTTAGGATTAAGTTTTTAGAAGAAGAATTGGGAGAAACTAGAGAGGCACTAGGAAATGACGATGCAGAAGAGTTGGTTGATGGCCTTATCGATTTATGTGTTATTGCTATTGGTACTTTAGACGCATTCGGTATTGACTCTCACAAAGCCTGGAATCAAGTATTTGATGCTAATATGAATAAAGAAGTTGGTGTAAAAGAAAGTAGACCTAATCCTCTTGGATTGCCAGATCTAATCAAACCTAATGGATGGGTTGGACCAGATCACGGAGATAATCATGGAAATCTCAGCGACGCTATTTAAAAGCATCTTTGATAATAAAACTAATAGATCTGTAAAACTTGAAAGCTTTGATGCTTTTGAGAAAGTTTTGTATGATCTTTCGAAAGTTGAACGTAAATCTAAAAAAGATGCTGAACTTATATCACCTGCTACGTATTTGCCTAACACAACTAGAGCAAATAAAAACGTAGTTGAATGGGCTGGCTGGTGTGCAGTTGATGTTGATGACTTTGAGTTTGAAGGAGATTTACAAAATGAACTGGTTAAGCGTTTCGGTGATTATAGGTGGGTGTGCTATTCTACTGCTAGCAGTACGATCGATTCGCCAAAGTTTAGGATCGTCTTTCCACTTACGGTATCGGTTGGAAACGACACCATTAAAAAATTCTGGTACGCTCTACAATCAGAACTCGACGAACTCGGAGACAAGCAGACTAAAGACTTATCTAGAATGTATTACATCCCTGCAAAGTACGATGGCGCTAATAACTTTATATTCAGTAATAGTAACGGTAATTTTATTAATCCATCTGAATTAATAAAAAAGCATCCAATGGCTGAGAAAAAAACCGGTAGTTCTTTCTTCGATCGTTTACCAGAAAATATGCAAGCCGAGATTATTGAACACCGTAAATCAAAAATGGATAACACTAATTTCCATTGGTCTTCATATAGAGATTGTCCGTTTTTTCCTCGTAGACTAGAATCAGAATATAGACTTATATCAAATACTGGTTGGTATCATAAAATGTATCAAATCATGATTGCTCTTGCGGGCAACGCTATAAGTAAAAGTTATCCAATTACTGCAAATGAAATTGCTGTTATGTGTAGAGAACTAGACCAAGAAACTGGTAATTGGTATGAAAATCGACCACTAGATAAGGAAGCAGATCGTGCACTCGAATACGTATACAAAAATATCTGACATATTTAATATGGATATGAGCTTTAATATAAAAGATTTGCAATCTACTTCTGAATGGCGAGATAGAGCTATGAAAGAAGCTAAAGCTATTCATAGTAAGTCATCTACTGCGAGAGGTAGAAGCTTGCAAACAATTTATGAAACATGTCTTTATGGTCATGCTCCTGAACAATATTTAATCGAAACTGGATGGGAAGACGACTTACGTCCATATAAAGATTTAATTGACCCTCAAGGTGATTCGGTTGAAGTTAAAGTTACTGAACATACAGGTAACGTGCCATACGTATTGGCTAGATGTGAATCAGCCAAATTAGAAACCTGGAGAAATTATCCGGATATTGTGTATATTTTTATTAATAATAGAAAAGAAACTGAATATAAGCATGAAGGAATCTATCATTGGAATGGAAAAAAATTCAAAAAAATTCTAAGTAATTGATTTCAAATGAAAACAAAATGCATTTTTTAGTGTACATTTACGCCAGAATAGTGTATA